GAAACCGCTTAAATACGTGGTTTTTGAACGGAGTTAAAAGCGGTAAGAAGTAGTGAAAAGTGGACGATTCGTACATTATTCATACATTATTCGTACACACGACTCCTACATCAGAATAACAAAAAACAGAGCCGAGATGGTAAGTCTTGACTCTGTTTTTTGTTATGTAATATTCTATTTTATCTTTAGAATCTCTTCCATAAGCCATTCTCTTTTTCTCTTTGTATAGGTCTTTTCTGTGAGGTCGTCGATTTTATGTCCTATGATACGTTTTAGAGCATATTCATTTACTTTTGCATCTTTTGCCATTGTAGCAAATTGGATACGTCCATCGTGAGCACGATGTTCTGGATTTAATTCCAGCTTGTTAACAATCTTTTCAACTCTATGTCGATATTTATCATATGTGAGTTTTAAGCTACTTCGATGGGTTTTAGTATCAGTACAATTAATCAAGTATTCGCTTCCAAGAGATAAAGCTTCCTGGTAACGGTGCTTTACCAAACTCCGAATCTTTGGATGAATCGGAACTACACGATTTTTTCCGGCATCGGTTTTCATACCTCCAGTAATAAACCAATTCTCTAAATCAACATTCTCCATCTTTAACAAGCCTAATTCCTGTGGGCGCCATCCGCTATAACACTGGATTAGTAGCACATCTACATAGTCTACATCATATAAGTTATTCCACAATTTTTGCATTTCTTCATCTGTGAAGTCAATATGATCTTTCTTTTCTTCCTCGACATCTTTAATAATATCATCAGATAACTTAAATGTTCGAGCATAGTTCTTTTCTACAAGATCATTTTCGTTTGCATAGTCAAGCATAAGATTAAATAGAGATTTTATTTTTGTTTTTGTACTTGAAGATGCTTTTTTCTCTACACCATCAACAACATATGTACCATCTTCCATGCAGCCTTTAATGTGCCGGGGTCTTAAATCTTTAGCACGCATGTTGTAAATAGCAGAGCAGTAGTTCCAAGCAGACTTGATAGTTCGTATGCTGGATGGATTGGTTAAAGTCTTGAAGTATTCATCGGTCCATTTTTCATAAAGTTGTTCTACTGTCAGATCATCATCTAAATCATAAGGATTTTTATTGTATTCAACCAATGCAGCATAAGCATCATTGTAAGTTTTGAAGTATGCATTTGGTTTTAGAGGTTTACAGATCGGCTTGCCATAGAAGTCTTTTCCTACAGTAACCATAGCTCTGTATGGGTTTCGGAGATTGTTGTTTTTTATTTTAGTGATCTGGCCGAAACCGTTAGGAAGTCGTTTCCTTTTTGTAGATTTGTTGTGTTGTCGTTTTATTGCTTTAGTATCAAGAGGATATCCGCAGTGAGGACAGGAGATTGCTTTGTCAGATACTTGCAGATTACATTCTGGACATTTGATTAACATAACCATCATTCCTTTCTTAAAAATTTGTATAAAAATAACGCCTTGCCAGACGTTAGAAAGAAATGGTATAATCTATTTGTTCAGGATAGGTATACCGTTTCGATCTAACGATCGACATGGGAATCTATGAAAGCAGTCTCAGAAATGAGGCTGTTTTTTATTTTGTAAAAAGGTGTGCATAAATTGACACACTGAAAATAAGTTATTATAATAAGAGTAGTAACAAGCGGTTAGACTGAATAAGAACGAGTAAGGGGGAAAACATATGAAAAATATTAGATTTTTAATAAGTAAATATAGTATCTATGCTTTTTTGTTCTCATTCCTATTTTTAGTAGAACGTTTTATTTTGTTACAATTTTTTAATTTGAAAGCAATAGTTTTATTTAATAAAATATATCTATATGAAATTGTTTTAGCTATTGTAAATATTATTGTCTTATGTAAATGCGTTAAAATTTCTGATATAGAATAAATTATTTTATTTCTAGCTCATCTTTTGAATCGTTAATTTTTGATTCAATTTCTTTCATTTTTTCATCATGCTCATTGGAGGTTTTCTTAATATCAGCTAGTTTTTTAAGAAGACCATCTGATTTGATATCTATTTTAAAATCAAATAATTTAGATAACTTTAATTCTAAATTAACATGTGCCCCATTTATAAATAAAGATATTGAAGATAGTATTATAAAAAATGAAGCGGCATGTGTAATAAATTCAACAGGACCAGGAGAGTTAAAAGATGCTTTAAACTTTAAATCATCTTTGTTGATGGTTTCACCTGTGATATCTGTTAAGATATCGGCTAACTCGAAATAGCAAGCTAAGAATTTATTAAATTCATAAGCTGATACGTTATCCTTTTTATTTATTCGTAAAGTAGAATGAAATTCTCCATTTCTATAGTAGTTAGGAAATAAAGTTCTATTAATATAATTAGAATAATTATTTGCACTCACTACAGCACCATGGGAGTAGATTATAGGAATAATTAATGGATCAATTTGATGTCGTCTTAATGGAGAAGGGGTAATCCATTCCACATCACGTCGTTTAAGGAAATCAATTTCAGAATCATCAAATGCCATATCCATTTTATCTTCGTCTGTTATTTCATATAAATAAGCATCACTTGTAATTCTTCCAAATGCAATACGTTCACAATTACTGCTTGGAATTAAAACAATATCATTTATTTTTATTTCGTTTACGAAATTTTTAATTTGTGCAGCAACAGATCCGGGGCGAGATTCATCTTCGTTATATGCACGAGCTATTTCCAGTTTTAAGTCATCTTGTTTTGTATTTCGAATATGCTCAATGTTATTAAATTTATCCCAACCTATTGCAACGTAATTTCCAAAATAAAAATCTTGAAATTTATCACCACTATTTGTTCTAATAAACCAGTAGTTTACATCATTTTCTATAACGGGAATATTTAATTCTTCTAGAATATTAATGATATCTTGCTGTTCTTGAGTCATTATTTTCCTCCTTTTGTGTATTGAGATTTTCAAAGTTCAGTTGTTGCGATGCCGCAATGTTCCGTCCAGTTGGTAGCTGGGCGGTTTTTTTTTGTTATTTATAGGCTTTATTTGCTCCGTATTTAGCTTGACTATTGGTAAATCCTTCGTATTCCAATTGTTTTATGAGACCAGATTTTGAAAAAGCTTGACTTCCTAAATAAGATGTTGCTTTTTTGTAAGCCTGATCTTTCCAATTAGCGTTGCAATTATTTGCAGCATATTTGGCTTCTTTAGTTGTAAATCCCTCATATTTAAGCTGTTTTATTAATCCAGACTTAGAAAATGCATTATAATCAAGATAGTCGAAAGCTTTATTTAGAGCATTTTCTTCTCCCGTTGTAGGTTCGTAAACCTCTGTAGTTTTTTCTGTAGTTGCTTCAGTTGTAACCTCTGTGGTTGTTGGTTCTTCTGTAGTTGCTTCAGTTGTATCATAAGCAGATGTGATTTCTATAGATTCAAAGATCTTATCAAACTCCGAAGAATAATCATTTTCAGGCAAGCTCATTGCACAAACTACAAAATATCCGTTTTTTACAGGAAATACGAGCATTTCATTTTTATAAGTTTTTCCATCAATAGATTTATTATAATATAACTTCTCTACATCAATACTATTTACTTGTGCATATTCGCCTTTTAAATCATTTTTATAATCTTGAGATTTTTTAATACTATCCTTTACCTTTTCAACATTTTTAGAATCCAGTACATTACCATTGAATTTATGATAAACTACACTCAATAATCCATCATTATCTCCGAGCTCATTCTTATAATAAAGGGATGTATCATCTGAGTTGGAATCGACAGCGATCCATGATTTTGGAATTTTATATTTTATCCCGTATGAACTTTCTGTTTGCTCGAAATCTTTATATGGATCATTAGCTGTATTATCCTTTTTTGATTCACAAGCAATTAAAAAAATACAAATTAGTGATAATATTACCCCTAATGCTATAAATCTTTTTTTCATAAATTTTCCTCCTGATATAAAAATATGTTATAATCAATTTGTATAGTTTACATATTTTGTACACTAGAGGTAGCGGTGGCTTATTGCAGTAGGTCATCGCTATTTTAATCTTAGTTTAATCAACTCTTCATTATAGCCGAGTGCGTGCGCGATCTGTCCAGTGGTGTATTCCTGGTACTCTAAAAATATATCGTCCGGCACAAGAAGTTCCATAGCAAATAGATCAGCTTCTTTCTCATACTTTGTTGTATTAAATCCAGTGTATGTATCCATGAAGAGAGCATTAGTCTTTTTATGCAGTAACATATGACCTAACTCATGGGCACAGACAAGAATCTGTTCATGCTCCGGAAGAGAATCATCAATATAAATAATGTTATTTCTTTGGAAATATTGATAAAATCCTCTGACACCTTCAAGTGGCACTGGCACAAGGATAACATTCATTCCCTTGATAATCTCAAAGGGGTTTCTTGTTTTGTGTTTCTTGACAAGCGAATTTACAATCTTTTTTATGTCCATTCACATCAGTCCTTTTTATATTTTTTAGGCGTGTATTTTTCCTTGTTCTTTTTCTTAGCCATCTCCATTCCAATTTCCATTGCGTTTAGAATAGATTCAATTGCTTCAGGAGAAGCAGGATCACCATCAAACATTAGTCCTTCTTGGGATGTTAGTTTGTCTTTGGTTTGCTGTAGGATTTCTTCTATTTGTTTTGTGTCTCTTTTATTAAGTTCTGCAGAAGAAGATTTCTTTTCTACCAAATCCGATTTTTCTATTCCAAAATAATTAGCCATCATTTCTATTTTGTCAATTCGTGGATAGGTTCGTGCATGCATCCAGTCTGATACAGTGGACATTTTAAAACCTAAGGTGTTGCACATTTCTGTTTGATTAACATCATTAGCCTTTAAATAGTATTTTATATTTCTAGCCATGACTTCTTTGTTTCCTAAGTCGCTCATTTACCAGTGCCTCCTTTCTTAATTTGAATATGACTATATTATAATGGAGAAACCGAAAAAAATCAATATAAACCGAAAAAAATTCGGAAAAACCGTTGACACTTCGGTTTAACCGTGGTAGTATATAAGAGAACTAAGGAGGTGAGCGAAAGTGAAAACGGAAACTAGATTTCCTAAAGATATGAAAGCAACATTAAAGAGTATCCGCGAAATGCGAGGTTATAAGCAAGAAGAAGCCGCTAAATTAATAGGAATAGCGACAGATACACTTAGAAACTATGAACAAGGAAAGTCTTATCCAGATATTCCGGTGCTTCGTAAAATAGAGGAAACGTATAATGTACGTTATTCGCAAATTATTTTTTTACCATTAGACTTCGGTTTAACCGAAACTAAATAACCAGGAGGTGAGAAAGATAAAATGAATGCAGTATCTAAAGCAAATGGCATTGTTGCAATTCGCTTAAAAAAAGCAATCAAAGATAAAGGTATAAAACAGACAGTTATTGCAGAAAAGACACAAATGACTGCCCAAGAACTAAGTGATATGCTGAATGGTCGCAGAATCATTAAAGTAATTGATATTCAAAAGTTACTTGAAGTGTTAGGAGAGTTTAATGTGGATGCAAACTATCTTTTTGGAATTGAGGAAGTGAGTAAAAGATGAAAATTTCTGAAAATGAATATTCAGAGATACGGGTTGTTGGTTCGGATAACGAGCTAATCGCCAGTATTACCGACACAAATATTATCGTGCTAGATGGATACAAAGTGGTATGCGTGTCGGATGATGATTAACCTAAATTGTTATTTCTTGTATTGTCTGGATTGGAAACAGGTGTATCTACACCATTGATGTTTCGTACATGATAATTTTCATAATTTCCTTGCTTGATCTGATTTACAAACTGATTACGAGTCATGTTTGCGCCAGTAAAGTTATCGTGGAAGCATTCATTTCTTCCGGTATTTGATTCCTGAGTCACAGTGATACGTTTTGGCATATTAAGCCCCCCTTTCTAATGGAACACGCATATCTCTTTGCTGGAATAGAATACCACTAAAATATCAATAGGTCAATACAAAAATACAAGATAATGTATAAAAACATATATTCGACACAATATATAGTGCTGTGTGCAACTGTACTATTATACAAGCTTTGAATGATTTTATCAACTGTAAATAAATGCAGATGGCTTAATCCTCTGTCCGATACACGAAATTCCTCCCTAAATTGGTTAATTATTAAAAATAGCACTCAATTGTCGGGCAGGGAATTAAGCCATCTGAAGAAAGGTAGGTGAAAGACATGAGCAGAAGACAAGATCTAAGAATCTTGGCAGCATATGCAAATGCACCAGAACAATTTCCTTCTGGAAATGTACCGGTAGCGTATGCAGCAAAGAAGATGGGAAAAGATGCTTGCTTTATCCGGGCAGGCATTGAAGCAGGGTGGCTTCCAATCGGATATGCGTTTAGAAAGCCAGGAAGTAAGAAGATTAATTATTACATCAGTCCAAAGTTATTTTGGGAAGTGACAGGTGTTTTATATCAACCAGAGAAAGGAGCATAAATGGCAACAGCAATGGTGTTTAGCTTATATGTAACAGTCAGCATGATCATTTGTTCGATTTTATCTAAGACAAAAATCGGACAAAGAGCGATGGACTGGATGCTGGATAAATTAACAATGAAATGAAAGGAGAAAAAGATGATCGATGATTGATGAAACGCTGATTCTGAAAGAAATTGATGAGTGGACTGATATTCTGAATAGAAATATCGAGAGACGTAATCAAGTGTCAAGTAGCTTGATGGAAGTTTGTTTGCTAGAAAGAGAACTTGCGACATACCAGAGAGTGAAAAACCTTATAAAAGAAAAATGCACCCCTGAGGCAACAACTCCAGAAGGTGCGGATATAAATAGTTTAACACAAGTGCATTATAGCACAGAAAGCGAGAAGGAACAATGACAAAAGAGTTTTTATTACAGTGCGAAAAAAAAATAGAAGAAGCATACAAATGTGCAGCAATCAATCAGGGAGATAAAGTAAACGATATTGTTGGGGAAGTATGTAGGGACATTCTTCTTAAAATATCAGATAGTGTAACACCTGTTTCTGAAGGAACACTACCTTATATCGTAGCATCTCTGAGAGTATTAGCGAACGCATTGTCCAAAGAATTAGATCCTTTAGATAAAGAGATTTCAAAAGCAGTACAGTGGCGAATGACGACAGAGTGTGGGTTTAAGAAACAAGTAGAAAGGATATAAACGATGAAGGAAGATAGATTGCTGATCAATCGTGAAGTATACGATGAATTAGCTGCATCTTATGAAAGGGTTGAAACTCTTGTCCGGCTGCATAAAGCTGGACAGGATCTTGATACAAACCTGGTCTTTCAGATCTTAGGGATCGGGTATCTATTAAACAAAGAAAAATTAGGAGGGCATAACAATGGAGATCACAGTAAACGTAACAGGGCTTGACAATCTGGCAAATGCCATCTTTGCACTTGCAAAGGCCGCAGGAAACTGCAAAGAGGAAACACAGGTAGATGCAACAAAGGTAACACCCGTAGTGCAGCAGGCAGTCGCACCAACGGCAACAACTACAACGGTACCGAGTACGCCACCAGTACAGACTGCACAAGCGGCACCCGTGGCACAAAATACAGCACCCGCAGCTAGTCCGGTGCCGACTGCCACAGCAACCCCTACATATACAATGGAACAGTTAGCAGTCGCAGCGACAGGCCTGATCGATGCCGGAAAGATGCAGGATGTCCAGAATACGCTAGCGTATTTAGGCGCACAGACTCTGATGGATCTGCCACAGGAGAAATATGGGGAGTTTGCATCTGCGATCAAAGCGATCGGGGCGGTGATCTAAGATGGCGAAGAAAAGAAAACATGCTTTGTTATCAGCAAGCGGGGCGGTGCAGTGGATCCACTGTACTCCTTCCGCAAAACTTTGTGATGAGCTTCCAGATACAGAGAGCTCTTATACCAAAGAAGGGACTCTGGCACATGAGATCTGTGAGTTAAAACTGACAGCAGATTCTTTAAAGACCGGAACCTACACAAGAAGAATGAACAAGATCAAAAAGAATGAAATGTATCAGGAAGAGATGCAGGGATTCACAGATCAGTATGTTGACTATGTGGAGACACTTAGCAACAGTCTTCCAGAAAAGCCATATATGGCAGTGGAAAAAAGAGTTGAGTTTGATGAGTACGTGCCAGATGGATTCGGTACTGCAGACTGCATCCTGATCTGCGGTACGGTCATGCATGTCATCGATTTTAAATACGGAAAAGGTGTCCCAGTAAATGCAGGTGGGAACCCACAGATGGGATTATATGCACTAGGAGCATTAAAAGCTTACGGATTTTTGTATCCGATCGAGGACATTTTTTTTCATATCGTACAGCCAAGGCTCAATAACTTTTCCACATGGAAGACGAATAAAAGAGAGCTGACAACATGGGGCAATGTCGTAGTCAAACCGAAAGCTGAATTAGCTTACAAAGGAGAAGGAGAGTTTCGTTCCGGGGAACACTGCAGATTCTGCAAAGTCTTAAACTGCAGACAGAGAGCTTATGACAATCTGGAACTTCTGGAAACCTATGAAACAAAACTTCCACCGGAGCTTTCAGACGAAGAGGTGGGAGAAGCCCTTGCAAAAGCAGAACAGTTGGTTGCCTGGCATAAAAAATTAAAGTCCTATGCACAGACAAAACTGATCGATGGCGGAGAGATCCCTGGATGGAAGATTGTTGAAGGCAGAAGCAATCGTATGATCACAGATTACGAGAAGATGGCGGATGTCCTGGAACAGAATGGTTTCCCAAAAGAAACTCTGTATGAAAGAGCCCAGCTTACCCTAACAGATCTTGAGAAGATGGTCGGAAAGAAAGACTTCCAGACGATCTGTGGAGAGTTCATCCAGAAGCCGAATGGAAAGCCGACACTTGCACCGGAATCCGATAAACGTCCGGTCTATAACCCGAAAACAACAGCAGCAGAAGATTTTAAATAAAAGGAGTAAAAAATTATGAGTAATACAAAAGTAACAACAGGTGAAGTAAGATTTTCATTTCCACACGTATTTCAGCCACATGCAAACAATCCTGGACAGGAAGAAAAATATTCTGTGACGATCCTGATCCCTAAGACAGACACAGCAACGATCAATGCGATCCAAACAGCAATGCAGGCTGCAGCACAGGAAGGTGTCTCTACAAAATTCAACGGACAGATGCCAGCAATGCTGAAGAATCCGATGCATGATGGAGATGGAACAAGACCGAACGGAGAGCCATTTGGAGAAGAGTGTAAAGGGCATATGGTTATGACTGCATCCAGTAAACAGCGCCCAGAAGTTGTCGATGCAAACTGTCAGGCAATCTTAAATCCAGCAGAAGTATATGCCGGATGCTATGGAAGAGTTTCATTAAATTTCTTCCCTTATAACACAAATGGAAACAGAGGTGTTGGATGCGGGCTGAATAACGTCCAGAAAACAAGAGAAGGAGATCCATTAACAGGAAGAACAACAGCAGCAGAAGACTTTGGACCAATGCCACAGGCAAATGTCCGGACTGCAGCAGTTCCGCAGATGAACACACAGGCTGCAGCTACACAGCAGAGTGTGAATCCTGTCACTGGTATTAATCCGGTCACGGGGGCTCCGATCAATGGCGGCGGAGTTATGGGATTATGATCCCGCGCAAGAACATCCTGCATATCGATATCGAGACCTATAGTAGCGTAGACATTGCAAAGTCCGGGCTGTACAAATATGTACAGTCTCCGGACTTTCAGATTCTACTGTTTGCTTATGCCTATGATGACGGACCAGTTGAGATCATAGATCTTGCACAGGGAGAGAAACTTCCGGAAAACGTGATCGATGACCTGAAAGCACCGGCAACAATCAAGATGGCACATAATGCAAACTTCGAGATCAATGCGCTAAGTCAGTTTTATGAGATCTGGCCGGATCAGTGGCAGTGTACGATGATCCATTCTCTTTACTGTGGGTATCCGGCATCCCTTGCAGGAGTTGGGAAAGCAATGGGATTCCCTCAGGAGAAGCAAAAGATGGCGGTTGGAAAAGCACTGATCCGTTATTTTTGTGTACCATGCAAGCCTACAAAGAGAAACGGCGGACGCACAAGAAACTTCCCTGAACATGATATGGAAAAATGGAACCTGTTTAAAGAATACTGCAAACAGGATGTGGAAGTGGAACGCGCGATCGAAGATCATCTGAAGGATTATCCAGTTCCAACGCAGGAATGGACCAACTGGCATTATGACCAGACTATCAATCAACAGGGGACTCAGCTGGACCTTGCACTGATCAATGGGGCGTTGGAATTAAGCGATCAGGCAGCATTAAAGCTTGGAGATGATATCCGTCGTGTTTCTGGAATCGATAATCCGAACAGTGTTGCCCAGTTAAAACAGTGGTTATCCGAACAGCTAGGAAAAGATATCGATAAGTTAGGGAAAGAAGCAGTGAACGAACTGTTAGAAGCTCCACAGGTAAAAGCAAACCCTGCAGTTTATTATGTTCTGAAGAAACGTAAAGAGATGGCCAAGAGTTCCGTGAAAAAATATACAGCTATGGAAAACGCGGTCTGCAAGGATGGAAGAGTCCGTGGATTATTACAGTTTTATGGCGCAAACAGAACAGGAAGATGGGCAGGACGTCTGGTACAGGTCCAGAACCTTCCAAGAAACTATATTCCGGAGTTGTCACTGGCAAGGAATCTGGTAAAACAGGAAAATGCAGCGATGCTGGAACTGACTTATGGCAGTCTGCCAGATACGATCTCACAGCTGATCCGGACAGCATTTGTTCCAAGAGAGGGATATGAGTTTGTCGTTGCAGACTTTTCAGCGATCGAAGCGAGAGTGATCAGCTGGTTAGCTGGAGAGGATTGGAGACTGGAAGTCTTCCGTACCCACGGCAAGATTTACGAGGCTTCGGCATCCAGTATGTTTAACGTACCGATCGAGAAGATCAAAAAAGGGAATCCGGAATATGCACTCAGGGCAAAAGGAAAGGTCGCAGAATTAGCCCTCGGGTACCAAGGTGGTACCGGAGCATTGATCCAGATGGGAGCATTAAGGATGGGACTTACGGAAGAAGAACTTCCGGATATCGTACACCGATGGAGGACAGCGAACAAACGGATTCAGGATTTCTGGTATACCGTAGAGAATTGTGCGATCGAGACGGTAACACTCGGAACAACAAACCAGATCCAGCACGGGATCACATTTATGAGAGATGCAGATTATTTTATGATCAAACTTCCTTCGGGGCGATGTCTGTTCTATCCAGATCCGCAGATCGGAGAAAATGCATGGGGAAACAAGAGTATCACATACATGGGCATCGACGGAACGAAAAAATGGCAGAGACTTGAAACATATGGCGGGAAGCTGGTCGAGAATATTGTACAGGCAGTGGCAAGAGATCTGTTGGCGAACGCGATCCGGAATATGTTATTCGGTGGATATCTTATCAATTTTCATATCCACGATGAGATCATAGCAGAAGTGCCAAAAGGTTCTGATCTGACACTGGAGAAAGCCATCGATCTGATGTGCCGGGCTCCGGAGTGGGCAGAAGGGCTGCCGTTAAACGCAGATGGATTTACAGGAGATTTCTATAAGAAAGAGTAGGAGGAACGGCATGTTTCAGAATGACTTAAAAATTAAAATATCAACGGGAAGCAGCCGAAGATCAAAGACCTGGCTGAAACAGGAGATGTACTGGTCTGATTTTGTAGAGAAGCTTGAACATCCGATCAGGACAGAAGAAACTCTGGCAGAGTATATGGGTTACCGCAAAGCAAAGCAGGATGAGATCAAGGACGTCGGCGGTTTTGTCGGTGGCGAACTTTCCGGAGAACAGAGAAGAAATGAAAATGCCGGTTATCGCTATCTGATCACACTTGATGCCGACCATATAAAACCGGGTGGAACTGATGAGGTGATCGGCATCTTAGAAAACCTTGGTTGTTCTTATGTGGTCTACAGTACCAGGAAGCATGAAGAAGCAGCACCGCGACTTCGAATCATTCTGCCGTTGGATCAGCCGGCTTCTCCGGATGAATATGAGCCGATCGCGAGACGTGCCGCGGAGTATATCGGAATGGGTATCTTTGACCCGACAACTTTCGAAACAGTCCGGCTGATGTACTGGCCAAGCTGCAGTAAGGATAGCCAGTATCGATTCTGCTATGCAGACAAGCCGTTTTTAAGTAAAGACGGAATGCTTGCGACATATGATAACTGGAGAGATATCACACAATGGCCGGAAGTGCCAGGAGCGGTAAAGCTCCGTGACCGCAGTATCAAAAAACAGGGAAATCCATTAGAAAAGAAAGGTATCGTCGGTGCATTCTGTAAGACCTATACAGTAGAGCAGGCAATGGATGCGTTCTTAGGTGGTATCTATGAGCCATGTGATATGCATCCGGGCCGCTATACTTATACAGAGGGTTCGACAGTTGGCGGAGCCGTGTTATATGAGGATGGATTATTCTTATACAGCCATCATGCCACAGATCCTGCAGGTGGAAGATTATGCAATGCATTTGATCTGGTCCGGATCCATAAGTTTTATGAACTTGATTATGGATCAAAGGAAGGAACGCCGATCACAAGACTTCCATCTTTTTCTGCAATGTGTGAGTTTGCGATGGAACAGCCAAATGTTGCAAAAGTCATTACTGCAGAACGATATGAACGCGCACAGTCCGAATTTTCACAGGATATATCAAAAGAAGATCTTGACTGGATGGAAAAGTTAAGCTGCAGTTCACAGACAGGAATGCCGAATAAGACGATCGATAACGTGTTGATCATTCTGGAGAACGATCCAAACTTAAAGGACCGATTATATCACGATGAATTTGCGAACAGAGCAACTGTTTGCAGGCCGATGCCGTGGGAATTTCATCCGGAGTTCCCTTATAAGGATCGCGCATGGACCGATGAAGATGATGCCGGATTAAGACATTACATGGAGAAGACTTACGGGATCACAGGAGAAAAGAAGATATTAGACGGCATGGCGATCTATGCAAATCGACATAAAAGACATAAGATCCGAGAATACCTTACAAGCCTTAACTGGGACGGGGTCAGACGATTAGATACGCTATTGATCGATTATTTCGGAGCAGAAGATTCTGAATATGTACGTGCGGCAACAAGAAAGACTTTGTGCGCTGCGGTTGCCAGAGCCATGCATCCAGGATGTAAGTTTGATTATATGCTGATCCTGTCGGGAGCGCAGGGCGTTGGAAAGAGTACGTTCTTTTCAATGTTGGGCAAAGACTGGTATTCCGATTCAATGAGTACCTTTGAAGGGAAAGATGCAGCGGAGATGGTGCAGGGCTACTGGATCATTGAAGCTGGAGAGTTAACTGGATTTAACAGATCAGAGATGAATGCAGTCAAACAGTTCTTAAGTAAGAAAGAGGATGTTTATCGTATGCCGTATGGACGCAGGACCGCAAATTTCCCACGAAACTGTATCATCGTAGGAACTACGAACGATAAAGAGTTCTTAAAGGATAGAACAGGAAATCGTAGATTCTGGCCAGTTGGACTCGGAAAACAGAAACCAAAGAAGAACATCTTTCAGGATCTGCCGGCAGAAGTCGATCAGGTATGGGCAGAAGCGGCTGCAAGATGGATGTTAGGAGAGCCGCTGTATATGTCTGGAGATGTTGCCAGAGTGGCACAAGAGAAGCAGGAAACTTACAGAGAAGCATCTCCAAAAGAAGGTGTGATCAGAGAGTTCCTAGAGAAGAAGATTCCAACAGATTGGAAGGAAAAGAGTCAGGCACAGAGAAGGTCATTTTTCAACAGTGAATTTCAAGTAAAGGATGAGAGCAGTATGGTTGAACGTGATCGAATATGTGCGGCTGAGGTCTGGTGTGAGTGCTTTGGCGGTGATCTCAAACAGATGCGAAGACAGGATACGATAGAGATTAATGGCATTCTAAATTGTATCGATGGGTGGCAACGCATATCATCTGTAAGGTTCGGTCCATATGGGACACAGAGAGGATATACGCGTGTAAACAGAGTGTTGACAGATTAAAAAGTAAACATACAATATTTGGAAACGTAAACAACAGAAACATTCAGTAAACAGAGCATTGATTACAAGAAAAATGGCTTAAATCCTATATCTAATGCCTATATAAACATTGTAAACATTAAATTATATATAAATAAAATATAAAGGGTAATGGTATAGTGGTACCCCATGTACGCCTATACACGCGTATATATAGGGGGACAATGTAACATTGATTACAAGCAAAGGAGAATGACATGAGAGAAAGCAGTATAGAATCTAAGTTCAGGGATGAAGTAAAAGAGGTCGGCGGTACGGCGTATAAGTTTGTATCCCCGGGCAATGCTGGAGTACCAGACAGGGTTGTAATCCTTCAAGGCGGAAAATCTGGATTCGTAGAATTGAAACGTCCGGGAGAGAAAACGACACCACTTCAGAAAGTCCAGATCCGTAAGATCTTAGTAACAGGATGTTATGCAACCGTTCTTGATAACAAAAAAGATATTGACCGAGTGATCTGGGAGATCGAAGCATGGAATCCAGGTAAGTCCTTGGACAAGATCACAGAGTTAGAACAGAGAGGCATGATATGAAATTTGTACCACACAATTATCAGCGATACTGCATTAACCGCATGATCACGGATCCGGTCTTAGGATTGTTTCTTGACATGGGTCTTGGAAAGACAGTGATCACACTGACAGCAGTCAATGATCTGAGGTTTAATCGGTTTGCAGTCCGGAAAGTTCTTGTCATCGCACCGAAGAAGGTTGCGGAAGATACATGGACAAGGGAATCACAGAAATGGGATCACTTAAAGATGCTTCGGGTGATCCCGGTTCTTGGAAGTATCAAACAGCGGATCAGAGCGATCAACACACCCGGCGATATCTGGGTGTTATCGAGAGATAATGTCTCATGGCTGGTTGATTATTATAAAAATGACTGGCCGTTTGACATGGTGATCATTGATGAGTTGTCGAGCTTTAAGTCCAACAAAGCAAAACGATTCCGAAAATTAAAAAGTGTCAGGAATCACATCCACCGGATCGTAGGGCTTACAGGAACACCGACTCCGAATGGACTGGAAGACCTGTGGGCACAGATCTATCTTCTGGATGAAGGAAAACGACTAGGAAAGACATTAACCGGATACCGTGATAATTACTTTACACCAGGAGCAAGAAATGGAAATGTGATCTATGAGTACAACCCAAGGACATGGGCAGACGAAGAGATCAATGAACGGATCAAAGATATCTGTATCTCCATGAAAGCAGAAGATTATTTGGAATTACCAGAACGGATCGATAATGTCCGTCACATCAAACTTCCGGATAAAGCAAAGAAGCAGTATGAAGAACTAGAGAAGACGATGATCGCGGATATCGATGGAGAGACTATTGACGTTACAAGTGCAGCGGCTTTAAGCAATAAACTTTTGCAGCTTTGCAACGGAGCTGTCTATGATGCAGACGGTATATACCATGAGGTGCATGATGAGAAGATCGAGGCCTTAAAAGAGATCATCGATGCAAATGCGGGAAAAGGGATTTTAGTGTTTTATAACTTTAAGCATGACAAGGCACGGATCCAGAAAGCTTTGAAAAAGAGCAAGCTTCGGATCGGAGAGTTAAAGAATCCGGACAGCATCACAGCCTGGAATAATGGGCAGATGGATATCCTACTTGCACATCCGGCAAGTGCAGCATATGGATTAAACCTTCAGGCAGGTGGACACATCATTGTCTGGTTTGGGCTTAACTGGTCATTGGAGTTATACCAGCAGGCAAATGCCAGACTGTACCGACAGGGACAAAAAGAGAATGTTGTGATCCATCATCTAGTCACTGCCGGCGGATATGATGAGAACGTCATGGATGCACTGGAAGCAAAAGAAGTTACACAGGATTCGTTCCTGGATGCCTTGAAAGCAAGGATCAAAAATGTGAAGGGAGAAAACGATGGGAAAGATTGATGCAAAGATGGAAGGCAGGACCGAAGGATTGGAACTTGCTTTACACATTGTAAGAGAAGGCGGAGAAAGAGCCTTAGAGAGAGAAATGAAACGCCGGAGAGTTACAGGGATTAAGGTTCCTGTCGATCATAGAGAAATGGATAAAGCGGCACAGAAGATCAAAGAGCAGATTCTGGATACCGTTCTTGCTATGAGTATCATGGTGCTAAGAGATGAGTTTGGTTTTGGCAAGAAACGGCTGGATCAGTTCAAAGCAAGATTTAACTTGAAAACAGAATGTATGAATGGTGGATTAGTTACATGGGCAGACATTCTGGAGGCAATCAGAGATGAGACTGGCATTGAGCTTACGATCAGAGAAAATCGTTAAGGAAAGTTAAGGAGTAAATTAATTATGGCAAAGATCAGACAGAAACTTGCGAAGGTCTATATTCATTCGCAGGATAATGGCAATGACTTTGGGATCATCGATCATCTGGCTGAGGTCGGATACGATGTTGATTTCGAAGTTGTGGATAATGGAGTTGGCAATAAGGTGATCTCATGTGAGATCTATGACGCAGGGGGGGGGACGAAAGACAATGATCAAAAATAACAGGACAGCAATGAATGCATACAAAAAGACCAGAGAGAAACACGGTGGGGATCGTCCCTGCTGTGTAGTTTGCGGCGAAGCGATGGATCCGGAGGACGATGAGACAGAGTGGTCCAGAACAAAGAGAAGGACAGATTGTTTTGTACATAGACATTGCGTGAAACACTGGGGAGACATTTAAGAGCGAAGTGGATCACGAAAAATATCCAGATGCAAAGCAAAAATACAGGTTTGAAAATATGATGGAGGGTTAATTTATGATCGTTGGATTTTTAAGCGGATTATTTATCGGAGCAGTTGCAGGAGTGGCAGTGATGTCACTCTGTGCTGCAGCGAAAGAGAGGGATGAGTTATGACAATAACAGAGAATCTTACGGGTGTCGTGAAAGAGGATCATGAGAGAGTGAAGACAGTAACGGACATCTTGGAAGAAGTAAAGCAGGAGATGTGTGATGATTATTGCAAGTATCCAACTATTGTAAATGATAGAGAAGATTTATTTGCAGATAACAGTCCATGTACGAAATGCCCGTTAACTAAATTATAAGGAGTTGATACATAAATGGCATATAGAGATTGTCCGTGCCTAAATTGTAAAGATAGATCACACGGATCAAAGAGAGTTGCTTGTCAGACAGGATGTGAGAAGTATCTTTCTTGGAAGGCAAAGGAACAGGAATTAAGAAGAAGAGAGAAAGAATCACGGCCTTATTACTCAAATGCAAGAAAAGCGATCATAAGAAACCGCCAGATGAAAAGAAAGAGCGGTAGGCAGATATGATTGATCCATGCAAAGCCTGTGCAGAGATAATCTGCATGGGCATTTGTGCCGATCGGGTACTATACAAACAAGAGTACCAGGAGATGACAGACCGGATAAGGCAGCAGATAATTAATCGTAACAGGAGGCAAGACATGGATAAGAAAAAACTAAGACAGTATCGATCTCTGAAGAGGGAGCAGAAGATGCTGGAAGACAAAATGGAGAAACTGAATGAAAGAGCAGAGAGGATTCCGACGGTTGCTGGAACAGTAAAAGGATCCATGAACACGTTTCCCTATATCGAAACGCACATGAGAGTTGTGATGTCAGAGCCGAAACAAACAGATGTGATCTATCGGCAGATGATGATCAACGGAAAGAGACAGGAACAGGTGGATGAACTTCTGACAGAGATCGAAGAGTTTATCAGTTTGATTCCTGATAGCAATGCAAGACAGATCTTTGAACTCATTTATCTAAATGGTAAGACACAACAGGAAGTTGGAGAACAATTGGGGTATACAAAAGGTAGAATTTCTCAAATAGTTAGTGAAAATCTAAAAGATTAAACAAATTAAACAAAAAAGTGTGTTATAGTTATACTTGAGGAAATTGGATAGAATCCTTTTTACTCGCCCCGTATAATTTTTTTGAGCATCGTAGAAATACGGTGTTCTTTTGTTCTATAACTACTAGAATATATGGGAATTTTGTGATATAATAAATAAAAAAAATATACGGAGGGTCTATGGACAAACTGAAAAAAGGAAACATTGTTTTGTTAGTTATAATTGTTATGGGAGTTATACCATTTGTTCTTGGGTGTATGATTTCAAGTCCAGTTTTTAAAAATTTTGTTGGAGGAGATAGTTGGATAGGATTCTGGGGATCATATCTAGGATCAATTGTAAGCGGCATGATCACACTGTTTGTTTTGTTTAAAACTTTAGAAAGCAATAAAAAAGATTTAGAGCAAACATTTATCGAGAATAAGAGGATACAGCAACGTCAGGAAAAAATGGATTACTGTGATAAAATAATAAAGCTTTCAAGCAGTTATGCCAATGATGTTATAGACGAGTTGATCAGAGCAAAGGAATATCTAGAGCAGCAAACAGAAGAATGCTACAAAGAGTATAATTTAGCAAGAGGAAAAGCTGTAAGAACTAATAACGAACTCATGCTAACAATGAGTGTGAAGGAAGAAGATTGTTATTATTGCGGAAATAAAAAATATGACGCTTTATGTTTGAAGATTACTGAAAGAACAGGTTGGTTAGAAAAAGAGATAAATAATTTGCATAAAAAAATTCAAGCAAATGAATCTATTGATACAGAATTAGAACAGTTAGAATCTTTACATAAAAAATATGATGATGAGATTTTTAAAACATTTCAAAACGATTTCAATTGTGCAACAGAAGAACTTGTGAAAAATAATCTAAAAATAAACTAGTGAAATAAAGTACCCGAGGCCAAATATTAATAGCATTGGGTACTTTTTACGTTTAGAATTAAAAAAAAAGAGGGACTCACATACGTTTTAGTGTGGTATTATGATAGTATCAACTATTAAAAAGAAGGAGGGTGGTAATGTTTGAATGAAGAAAAAAACTACATATTGGCAGAGTCTGATTACGTAGCCGGAATGAAGTATAAAGACATTGCTGCCAAGTATGGAGTCTCGATGAACACTGTGAAATCGTGGAAGAAACGATACGCATGGTCGAGGAACAAAAAGACAGGATGCATCCAAAAGGGGTGCACACAAAATAAAAAGGGCGCACACAAAAAAGAAGCCGTTGCAGAGGATGTAAGTCAAGTTGTAATTAACGATGAACTTACCGATCAGCAGCAGCTTTTTTGTTTGTATCAGTCTAGGATGTTTAATTACACGAAAGCTTACATGAAAGCTTATCCAGGATGTACTTATGCATCTGCTGCCGTATTAGGAAGCAGGCTTATGAAGAATCAAGTGATCAGAAAAGAGATTGAACAGCTAAAGCAGAATCATATGAACAGAGAATTGCTAAAGCAGGAAGATATCTTTCAAAAGTTTATGGACATTGCATTTGCGGATGTAACAGATTATGTATCGTTTGGGCGAGAAAATATTCAAGTTATGGGTGCTTTTGGTCCAGTAATGGTAGAAAACAAAGAAACTGGAGAAAAAGAAGTTCTCGAAAAAGAAGTCAATACTGTGAAATTCAAACAATCTGAAGATGTTGATGGAACACTGATCACGGAAGTGAAGCAAGGAAAAGACGGAGCGAGTATTAAGCTGGTTGATAAGATGAAAGCTTTGCAATGGCTTGCAGACCATATGGACATTGCTACAGCTGAACAGAAAGCTAAGATTGAGCAGATCAGAGCTAAGACAGCGATCATGTCCGGAACATCCGAAGAAGAGACAGAAGATGATGGATTCATCGAAGCCTTAAAAGGTGAGGTGGCAGATGTATGGGAAGAAGAATAAAGAAAGCTGTCTTTAAGTTTCGGCCGTTCTCTAAGAAGCAGAAAAAGATACTTACCTGGTGGCTGCCCAATTCACCCGTATATGATCAAGATGGAATCATAGCCGATGGGGCTATCCGATCGGGAAAAACTGTTTCTATGTGCTTGTCCTTTGCAATGTGGGCAATGGAAACGTTCAATGGACAGAATTTTGGTATGTGTGGTAAGACGATCGGTTCTTTCCGGAGAAACGTACTCTTTTGGTTAAAGCTTATGCTTAAGAGTCGAGGGTATCACGTTGAAGATCATAGAGCTGATAATTTAGTTGTTATCCGAAGAGGTGGCAAAGAGAATTTTTTTTACATCTTTGGCGGTAAGGATGAGCGATCACAGGATTTGATACAGGGTATCACACTTGCAGGAGTCTTTTTTGATGAAGTTGCATTGATGCCTGAATCTTTTGTTAACCAGGCAACAGGACGATGTTCCGTTGATGGATCTAAATACTGGTTCAACTGCAACCCCGATGGACCTTATCATTGGTTTAAAACCAATTGGATTGATCGTGCAGATGAAAAGAAACTTGTCTATCTACACTTTACGATGGACGACAATTTAAGCTTATCTGAGCGAATTAAAGCACGATATCGAGCAATGTATACCGGAGTGTTTTATAAGCGTTATATCTTAGGTCTGTGGGCCGTAGCTGAGGGAATTATTTACGACATGTTTAATATAGAAAAGCATGTCACATCAGAAAAGCAGTCAACAACCGGCAGTAAATACGTCAGTGTCGATTATGGTACACAGAATGCGACAGTATATCTTTTGTGGGAGAAGAACCAGAAAGGTCAGTGGGTTGCTACGAAAGAATATTACTATTCTGGCCGAGATGAGACCACGCAGAAGACCGATGGAGAGTATGCAGATGACATGGAAGAGTTCCTGGAAAGAATCAATGTTGAATCAATCATTGTCGATCCGGCAGCCGCATCCTTTATCGCAGAACTTAAGAAACGAGGATTTAAGGTTAAGAAAGCAAAGAATGATGTACTTGATGGTATTCGATTTGTCGGAAATCTGTTAAATCTAAGTGTATTACAGTTCTCTGAATGTTGTAAAGAAACAATCAAAGAGTTCGGTTCTTATATCTGGGATGACAAGGCATTGGAACGTGGAGAAGATAAACCGATTAAGCAGCATGATCATTGCATGGATGCAGTGAGATATTTTGCTTACACGATCGTAAGACGTGAACGAAAATGGAGTTGATTAAATGATAAGAGAAATTATTGAGCGAATAAGGCAGGTGATAAGAAAAATGCTTGGAAAAGAAAATATCAGGGACGCGATCGGAGTTGATGTTGCCGTATCGGACAAGATGGCTAATGGGATTGAACTCTGGTCGAAGTTATATAAAGACAGACCGCCATGGAAAGATAAAAACATGAAGCTATGTGGATTACCTGCTGCTATTGCTGGAGAATTTGCAAGGCTTGTTACCTTGGAATTAAAGACAGAGATTACAGGAAACGATTTCATCAATGATGAATATCAAGTTGTGATCAATGACATCCGTAAATATACGGAATATGCCTGCGCTAAAGGCGGATTAGCAATGAAGCCGTATGTGTCAGAAGGACATGTTGAAGTTGATATGGTTCAGGCTGATCGCTTTTTTCCGACAAAATTTAATTCCAGAGGAGAAGTTACGGCAGCAGTTTTTGCTGAAGCAATAGCGATTGGAAAACAGGTATACACAAGGCTCGAATATCATCAGCATGAAAACACTACATATCACATTACAAATAAAGCTTTTGTAAAACAGGATCTTGAAAATGTGGAAGTGCTAGGAAAAGAAGTTCCGCTTAGCGCAGTGCCAGAATGGGAAAATCTTGAGGAAGAAGTTACAATTCAGAATGTAAAAATGCCATTATTTGCTTATTTCAAGGTTCCAAACGCAAATAATATCGATGATACATCTCCGCTTGGTGTATCAGTTTATTCTAGGGCAGTCGATGATATCAGAAATGCAGATGAACAGTGGACAAGACTCTTATGGGAGTTTGAGGGATCAGAACTTGCGATTGATGCAGATATTACACTATTCAAGAAAGATGAAAAAGGGCAGTACGAACTTCCTAAAGGAAAAGAACGGCTATTCCGAATGATGGATCTGGATGAAGATAGTAATCAATATAAGATATTTTCACCTGCGATCAGAGATGTTAACTTGCTCAATGGATTTAATGCGATTTTGAGAAGAATTGAGTTTAACGTAGGTCTAGCCTATGGAACTTTAAGTGATCCGAACACAGTTGATAAGACTGCAGAAGAAATTAAAGCAAGCAAACAGCGATCGTACAGCACTGTATCAGACATTCAAAAATCTTTACAGACAGCATTAGAGCAGTTGGTTTATGCGATGGATGTGATCGCACAGCTTTCTAATCTTCCAGGCGGAAAGAAATACGAGATTAGTTTTGACTGGGATGATTCAATTGTGATCGACAAGGAACAGGAATTGCAGAGTATGCAGCAGGATGCAACCGCTGGACTGATTCGTAAAGAAATATACATTGCGGCCAAGTATGGCGTATCTGAGGAAGAAGCATTGAAAATGATGCCGGCACAGGATGATCGTTTTACCATCCAGGAAGAGTAGGTGATCACAGATGCTTGATCCGAAGTATTTGGAAAAGTTCTCCGATCAGTTACTTGGCATCATTGACACTCTGACAATAGCGATCATATCTGATATGGCAAAAAGAATCGTAAAGATGGGAAATGTATCAGAGTCAACAAAACATCAGGCTGAAGTTTTACAGAATGCAGGTCTTGTTTATAAAGATACGATCAAGCGAGTAAGTCAGGTATCTGGATATCAAAAGCATGAAGTTCAGAGAATGTATGAAGAAGCAGGTGTTAGGAACTTAAAGAACGAGGCTGTATATTACAAACAGGCAGGCAAAGAAGATATTAAGTTAAATCAGTCCAATGGAATGCAGAGAATCTTGCAAGCAAATATCAGAAAAACATGCCAGGAACTTGATAATCTCACGATGACAACCGCAGTAAGATCACAGTCAGCTTACATACAAGCTTGTAATAGAGCACAGATGAAAGTTAGTTCTGGAGCATTCAGTTACGACAAAGCAATTGCAGATGCGATCAAAGAGGCAGCAGTGCAGGGAACAGAAGTCTTATATCCATCACAGCATGTCGATAAATTAGATGTCGCGGTAAGAAGAGCTGTACTTACCGGAGTAAACCAGACTGCAGCAGAAATGAACTTGCAATACGCAAAAGATCAGAACTGTGATTATGTTGAAACAACTGCACATGAAGGAGCAAGACCGGAACATGCCGTATGGCAAGGGAAGGTCTTTTGTTTATCTGGGACTGATCCAAAATATGAAAACTTCTATGAAGCAACAGGATATGGTACAGGACCAGGTTTATGTGGTTGGAATTGCCGCCATAACTTCCATGCATTCTTCCCGGGAATATCGATACCAGCATATACGCAGGAGATGTTAGATGATTATTCTGCAAAGAGTGTTGAATACAATGGAAAGCAATTTACAAAGTATGAAGCGAGTCAGATGCAGAGAGGTCATGAACGACAGATTAGAGAGACAAAAAGGAAACTTGCTGGATATAATTCAGCAATCAGTGAAGCGAAAGATGATACCTTAAAAAATACTTTACAGAATCGGTTTAATGAAGAATCTGTGAGATTAAAGAAACAGGAAGCAGCATTAAAAGCTTTCTGCAAAGAAACAGGAAGGCGATATGAGTCTGCCAGAGTTCAGATCCATGCGGTGAAGAACAAAGCAGGAGATATCGTTGGATTTGGTCGTAGTGTTGCACAGAAAGCTGTATGGAGTAACAGAAAAACAAAAGTCAATGAATCTAAATTTACAGAACGATTAACTGATTTTAATTTAGGACAAAAGGATCTGATCAATCATTGGAGCGTTCAGAGAAATTTAAATAAGTCCGACATTGGAAAAGAGACAATGAAATATATTGTTGATCATCCAGAAATTAATATAGAATTAGCATATCATGTTGATAATCCAGATAAATTATACGGAAAACAATGGAAAGATAATATTTGTATTTATGCATCAGACACAAAAACAATTGAAAAAACCGCTGAAACATTGATTCATGAAATAACACATCATCGATATGATATTGGTGGATCACAGTGGTCAGAATGCGTTTGCAGAGCTCAGGAGTTAAAACATAAGTATCGCCGTAATACATTGACCGCAGATGAATTAAGAAGTATAATTAAAGAAATAAAAGAATTGTATCCAGAATTACCGTGGAGGTGATTATATATGAGATTTTGGGATGAAGTTGATGAAGCAATTAAAAAAGTAAGACAAGGGCAAGAAGCAACTTGTCCATTATGCAAAAAAGGAAAGTTAGTACCAGTTGGAAATCCAAAAACAACAAAATCATTTTATTGTGATGCATGTAAAGAAAAACTTAATTTAGATTAAACACCATCTGATCAATGTCAGGTGGTATTTTTATACGAAATTTTAAGAAAGGAGTAGCGAAACATGAAGTCAGCAGAATAGAAGGGATGGTGATCCAAATATCTCCCGGTAGCAGGGTTAAGCTGCAGAAGACACGCAGAGAGATCTGGGTGTTATTTTTATGCAAAGAAATAACATTGGTCAGCTGATCAGACCTTAAACAGTCGGTTCGTGGCGGTCGGTTACACGCCTAAAACAACCTAATACGAAAGGAGCACAGTAACATGAAAACAGATTTTTTAAAAGGTTTAAATCTTTCCCAGGAAGTGATCGATAAGATCATGGCTGAGAACGGAAAGGATATCGCAGCAGAACAGAAGAAAGCAGAGAAGATCACTCAGGAGCGAGACAGCTATAAGCTAAAAGCAGAAAGTCTTGAAACTCAGGTAAATGATGCAAATGCAGAGATTCAGAAGTTCAAAGACATGGACATTGACAGCATCAAGCAGGCAGCAGATGACTGGAAAACGAAAGCTGAGAAAGCAAAGAGTGATGCAGATGCACAGATCTCAGAAATGAAATTTGATTATGCATTAACTGCAGCATTGACAGGAGCGAAAGCCAGAAACAATAAAGCGGTTAAAGCACTTCTTAACATGGACGGACTGAAACTAAACGATGGAAAGATCATTGGTTTAGACGAACAGCTGTCACAGATCAAGGAAGAAAACGGCTTTTTGTTTGAAAGCGATGAACCAGCACCAACGATCGTTAAAGGAACAAATGGTGGTTCCGGCGGTATTGGTGGAAAGAAACCAAGTGAAATGACATATTCGGAACTCTGTGACTATATGGAACAGAATCCCGGAGCAGAGATTTAAATAAAGGAGTAAGAAATGGCAGGAGAAAAATTTGATTCTAAATCATTCAATCCTCAGGCATTTGGTGCCTACACAGAGAGGATCCCAAATTTAAAAAAGAACGAGCTGATCAAGTCCAGAGCCTTAAAAGGTAATCAGGATATCAAAAACACGTTCAGTTCACAGACAGGAACAGTATATGCAGTATTGCCAATGCATGGTCTGATCGGTGGAGCAGCACAGAACTATGATGGTGAGACAGATCTTAAGTCTGAAAGCACAGATACATTTGAGAGAGGTGTCGTTGTAGTTGGTCGTATGAAAGGGTGGACAGAACGAGACTTTTCAGAAGATGTCACAGGTGGCGTAAGCTTTATGGACAATGTTGCAGCACAGGTTAACGATTACAAAGCTGATCTGGATCAGACAACATTAGTAAAGATTCTGGAAGGTGTCTTTGCAATGACCGGAAAAGAAAACAAAGTCTTTGTTGATACACATACATCTGATATCACAGCAGTAACAGCAACCGACAAAGATGGAAATGTAAAGAATGTTGTCCAGGCTGATACATTAAATACAGCTTTACAGAAGGCAGCAGGAGACAATAAGTCTAAGTTTACGATCGCGATCATGCACAGCGCGGTGGCAACGAATCTTGAAAATCTGAAACTGTTAAAATATATGACACAGACAGATGCAAATGGAGTTGAAAGAGACTTAACTCTTGCAACATGGAATGGCCGCTTAGTTCTGATCGATGATTCTATGCCAACAGAAGAAGTTGCTGCAGTAGAAGAAAGTGGAACAAAAGGAGAGTCTGGTTATGTTGCAGCACAGGAAGCTTACACAAAATATACAACCTATGTGCTAGGTGACGGAGCTTTTGATTATGAAGACATTGGTGCCAAAGTACCATATGAAATGTATCGTGATCCAAAAACACATGGTGGAGAAGATACTCTGTATATGAGACAGAGAAAAGTATTTGCACCATACGGCATTTCATTTACTAGAAAATCTATGGCTGCAAAATCCCCAACAGATACAGAACTTGCTGATGGATCTAACTGGACACTGGTTGATAACGGAAAAACAAATTCCGATAAGAAAGTGATCGATCACAAAGCAATTCCAATCGCAAGAATCATTTCCAGAGGATAGGCGGTGATCCGGTATGGTGGAATATGCAAACAGGGATTTCTACGAAAATAAATTTTATGGCGAGATCATACCGGAGAAAGCTTTCCCTGGAATGATCTTAAAGGCGAGTATCTTTGTGAAGTTTCTTACATTTTCCAGAGACGATGATATGACAGAAATTCCAGAAGAAGTAAGCTTGGCCACATGTGCAGTGGCAGATGTAATGTATCAGGATAGAATGAGAAAAGATGATGCAGGAAGGGAGATCGCAAGTGAGAACAACGATGGATACAGTGTAAGTTTTGTGACGAGTCAGAGCAAAACAACAGGCACTGTGGAGCACCGTTGTAAGAAAGCGGCGTATCCTTATCTTGCACATACAGGACTCTTGTACAGGGGGTGTAGGCCATATGATGACAAATGCAGACCTCACGATCTATAACAGTCACGGAGTTGATAAAAAGACAGCACGAAAGATTTATTTAAAGACTCAGATCAAAGGTGTTAATTTTTACACAAAGCAGCAGACAACTGTTACCGATCAGGGACTCAGTTCTGCCGATTTGTATCAGATCCGCATCCCGTTATCTGCAGATACAGAAGGGAGAGAATATATCGATGCAGACAAGTATCGGGAATTATCTGCAGAAGAAGCAGAAAAGTATTGGACGATCAACAACGGGGATCTGTTTGGAAAAGGGTTGTTAGAAGATTTTGAAAAAGAATCAGAGTTTTTAAAGCAGCAGTACACGGGAAAGGTATTATCGTTTTCGGATAACCGAAGAGGAAGTTTACCACATTGGAGAATCGGAGGTGCATAGGGATGGCAACACGAGTAAATGTGGATTTTACTCCAGAACAGATTCTTAAGTTGAAAGGATTGGAGAAAAATGGGCCGGCACAAAGATTTTTTGTTGGAGAACTTAAAAAAAATATGGAGCCTTACGTTCCAAGATTAAATGGAGTTTTGATTGATACAGCTATAGAAAATCAAGATTCTATTGTTTATGTGCAACCATATGCACAGAGACAATACTGGGAGAACAAAGGTAGTGGACTCCGTGGCAAAGAATGGGACAAGAGGTGTTGGGCGGATAATGGCGATCAGATTACAGGATCTGTTGCGAAATTTATTGGAGGGAAAGCAGAATGAGTGTGATTGCAAGTGTGAGAGCATTTATACAAGATTATCCTGGATTATCAGCATTTGATGATCTGGTGGGCGTGGAACATCTTCCGGAGGATACAAAAAGTTATGCGATCGAAGCATCGGTAACATCACAGCCAATTAAAAAGCGATATATTAACGGCGACACAGAACGCCGTTTTAATTTTGTCCTGGCAAGCCGTGAGTACTTCGGGGCAGACGTTGCAGAGAATATCGATGTGGCGGAGTTTTACGAAGATTTCTCAGACTGGTTGGAACGATGTACGATCAATAATGATCTTCCGGAAATGGATAAAGGAAAAAGAGCAATTAAAATACAGGCACTGACAAATGGCTACGTGTTTAACGCAGATGCAACAAAAGCACAATACCAGATTCAGTGTCAGTTAATTTATTATCAGAAATTAGGAGGAATATAAAATGGCAGAAACAGCAAGCAAAACAGTAAAACAGCGTTATCAGGAAGCTTCTTACTTAAAAGTAGGAGAAAACTTCGAACTTATGGGAACTGGTTTTACAGAGTTAAATGAAGATCCAGGAGCACAGACAACAAGTAAAAAATATATCAATGATAAATCATCCACATCAAGCATTACAAGCTATGAAGGTGAACACGGATTTACAGCCGATCAGATTCCAAGCGAAAAGGTCATTAAAGATCTAGTCAGCATTGGTAAAGAGAGAAAAACAGGAGCAGATGCAGAACGTGAATTTGTTCGCGTTGATCTGGATGAAAAAGTAGAGGGAGATACCACTGGAACAGTATTCAAAGCACGTATGTTTACTGTAGCTGCTGAAATTTCAAGTTTCTCTGATAATGACGGAGAATTACAGGTTGAGGGAACACTTCACGACAAAGGAGATCCTGTTATGGGTAAATTTGATACAAAGACAAAGACATTTACACCGGATTCAGCAACGGAGTAAACGAAATTGGAATTAAGGAGTAAGATATATGTTTATTTGGAATGAAGAGAGATTTGCATTTAATATTATGGATGCGGAGATGTTGAAGAAATTTAATGATACAAGTAAAGAAATGTGGAAAGAACTCGAAGAGTATGAAAAAAAGAATGCAACTACTGGTACGATCGGGCCGGAGGGTGTTGCGTATGAATCAGAAGTGATTAGCAAATTTTTTGATAAACTGTTTGGAAATGGAGCATCAGACAAGATGTTTACTTCAAAACATGATTTATCGGAGAGAACAAAGGCGGTGAAAAAGCTTTATAAGATAAAAAATGCACAGTTATCAACACATGATAAAACGTTAAACGATATTGCTGAAATGTTAGGAGCTGAATGATCAGGAGAGAACTCCCGGCGTCTGTGGATATCGGGAGTAAAACATATAAGATCGATGCTGATTTCCGAACGATCATGAATGTTGAAGAGATTATTTTTGGAAAAGAGGTTACCGATGATCAAAAGAAGTTTGCAGAAGAAATGATGAAAGAGATCGATATTGAAGAAAAAGATGCGATCGCAAATGCAAAATATTATGATGCACTAAAACTTTTTTACGAAGATAATATTCCTGATGATCTGGAAGAAGCAATGGAAAAGATGCTGTGGTTTTATTCCTGTGGTAAGGAAGACGAACAAACAAAGGCGAAAACAAAGAAAAAAGTGATTAGCTTTGAATATGATTTTGATTATATCAATGCAGGGTTTATGCAGGATTATAAGATTGATCTGTTCGAGGTTGATTTTTTGCACTGGTGGAAATTTATGTCGCTATTCAGTGCCCTTCATGATGATTGTAAGATTTGCGAGATTATCGGATATCGTAGTGCAGAGTTAAAGAATTTTGATAAAGAACAAAGAAAAAGGATCAGGGAGATGCAAAAGATCTATGCACTTCCAGATGAGATTAGTAAAGAAGAGAAGAAGAGACAGGATGAGATAACACAGATACTACTAAATGACGGTGATCTGTCAGGGATATTGTAAAAAAATGATATTTTCGCAATATGCACAAAAAATACGTAAAAATTACAAATTTTGGAACGAAAAATGCATCACAATATGTGATGCAAAAATAAGGTTAAAAATTGGATTGAATTATGGAATATGCATAAATCCAAAATAATCGAAAATGATAAGAAATTTGACAAAAATATCAGACGTGATAAAGTGAAGTACAAGAGATATAAAGATAGTAGAGAGCTGCTAATACAGTTCTCTACATAATTACTTCTTTTGTTGCTTGTATCGCGAAAGTTCAAAAAGATCTTTTGAATAGCGATATAATAATTCTTTCCCTTTTGAATTTAAACCGCGGTAATGGCGAATTAAGTTCTCTTCTTCTGAAAGAATATTTTGATAACTTAGTTTTGGTTTAGATGATGGTTTTAGAGCATTAGCAACACCTTTAGCTTTAGTATTAAAATCTATAAAAGATGTGAGGTTGGCTGCCGAAAGTAATTCATTTGTATAAGATGGACCTAATATGTTGCATATGCGATTCACATAGTTTAGATTAAGAGTATTGGTATCTCGGTTGATTAATGAATAGAGAGTTGTAGCTGGAATATCTGTTAGCTTGGATAATTCTTTTACAGTCATATTTTTCTTTTTTAAAATATTATATAACTCTTTTCCAAATGCCATGGTATCACCTCCTTTTATATTATAATTAAAACACGAAAAAGCGTATTTGTAAACATGAAAAAACGTATTGACAAGTACGAAAAAGCGTGATAATATAATTTCAGAAGTTACGCGAAAGCGTAGCAGAAAGGAGAAAAATATGCGAAATTTATCAATTTTAATTGAAGAAGACCTTCATAGGAAAGTAAAAATTAGAGCGGCATCTAAAGGAGAGACAGTAAAGCAGTATTTATTAAATCTCATAGAAAAAGATTTAACAACAGAAAAAAGGAATAGCTGAATACTTTGGCGGGTATAGCTATTCCTTAGAGACAACACCAAAAAGGTATCATCCTTATAATGATACTTCATTTTGGTGTAAAAATCAATATCCAATTTATGGAAGAAAGGCAACAAAATGAATAATTTAAAAATGACAGAACAGACAATTAGTAGTTTAGAAGTCGCAGATATGGTAGAAAAACAGCATAAGAATTTGTTGAGAGATATTACAAAATACAACGAGGAACTCAACCAGCTCAAAATTGAGCCCGTTGAATTTTTCAGAGCAAGTACATATAGGGATGGGAAAGGAGAAATTCGTCCTTGTTTTGATGTTACAAAGAAAGGCTGTGAATTTATCGCACATAAGCTTACAGGAGTAAAAGGAACAGAGTTTACAGCAAAATATATCGATCGGTTTCATGATATGGAAGATGTGATTCAGTATGGAATCATCCGGAAAGAAAGTGTTAAGAAAAGAGAAAAACTACCATCTGTAAATCAAATGGTTAAGAATGTAAAAAGCGCACTGCATGATGCAGGCGTAGACTCTAAGTACATAGCGGCAGAAGTTGTGCGGATTTATTCTGATAATGGATATCCAATCAATATACCTTTGATTTCAGAAATTCCTGTTTTATGGGATTGCACGAGAATTGCTAAAGAGTTAGGAATTATGTCCAATAATGGGAAACCACATGACAAGGCTGTTAGTGGAATTATTCAGAAATTGGATGTAACAGAAGATGAAATTGTAAAAACAGCGTACAGTAGAAATGGGCATGATGGTGTTACAATTCAGTATAAGGACAGCGTATTCCGAAAAATAAAAGAATGGCTAGAAACTAATGGATACCCTACCATGATTGAATATCAGTTATCCAATGGAAAGATTAACAAATGTAAAGTTGTTTATCAGGAGGTGGCTTAGTTATGGCAAGAGTAAAGAATACGATGAAGTTAATTGAAACATCTGTTGGTGTTATAAATATTCGATATGATTTATGTGCAGAGAATATAATGGATATTAAAAATGCAAGTCGGGATATGTATGATCTGATATGTAACGGATTTCGCTTTGGATACATGCAGGGATTAAAAGCTGCAAAAGCAGAAATGAAATAGTTGATAATAAGAGCGTCTGGAGACAGGCGTTCTTTTGTTGCGAGTATTTTCTTAATATTGTATAATTAAAAAAAATATTCGGGAGGAAAAAGATATGGGAGTAGCAGATCATAATTCATCAGTGAAGATCCCTTACAGCGTAGAAGATGTTTTTGAAGCATTAAAAAAATCATCTCAGTATATATACGGGATGAAAGTAGATTCTGTAGATGAATTGCTAAAAACGGTTTATTTAAAAGCTGGTATCAGTGCATTTTCATGGGGAGAAAATGTGACAGTAACGGTTAAAGCGGCAGAAGATGGAGAAAGCATTGTAGAAGTGACGTCTGCATCTAAAACAGGAGTATTTGGAAGCGTTGTTGACATGGGAAAGAATAATAAGAATTTAAAGACTATTATGGATGAGCTGTCAATGGAGCTCAAAAAATATCCGAAGATTTCAAAAGTTTCCCCAGAACCAGAAAAAGTTACATCGATTGCAGATGAGATAAGAAAATTAGCAGATTTAAAGAAAGAAGGAATATTAACAGAGGAAGAATTTAATGCGAAGAAAAAGCAATTGTTAAATTTATAAAATTAAATAATTAAAAGGAGCATCTAGGATAACCTAGGTGCTTTTATTATACCCAAATTGCCCGAGAAGGCGTAAAACTATAACGGAATGTGGCTAATCCGAGAAAGTAGTCAGAAGAAGCGAATAGGCGTTGGCTTGGATCTGCGTGGTTGAGCACCCAAGGCGTCAAATAGCTTAGAAATTTTTAGATTTTTAGTTATTTGGTGAGGTGTATACATGGCAGACGGAACAGTTACAATAGAAACAAAATTAGATAATTCAGGCGCAGAAAAAGGATTAAACGAATTAAAAAAGGAAGTTGAATCATCTTCTAAAAGCGCAGGACAAGAGATTGACAAGGCAGCAGATCAAGTAGAAAAAAGTGTTGATAAAGTAGCAAAAGAAGCAGAAAAGGCAGGAAAGCAAGTAGAGAAGAGCGCAAAGGATTCAGCATCAAAAGCCGGACAAGCTGCAAAACAAGGAGCAGACACGGCAGCGAAAGGAACTGAATCAGCATCAACAAAAATGCAGCAGTCTCAGAAAAAAGTAGGAGATGCAGCAAAACAGAGTTCTGATAAGGCAAAAGAGTCTTGGGAGCAGTCAAATCAGAAATCTGTATCAAGTACAGAGAGTGCATGCTCAAAAATGGCAGGCCTTGTTAAAAAGTCAGCGGTTGCGATCGGCGTTGCTTCTGTTGCTGCAGCTAAGAAAACGATTGATGTAGGAAAATCCTTTGAAGCAGGAATGAGCGAGGTTCAAGCGATCTCTGGAGCATCTGGAAAAGATCTAGAAAGATTATCAAACAAAGCAAAAGAGATGGGTGCTACGACAAAATTCTCTGCGACAGAATCAGCAACAGCACTAAAATACATGGCGATGGCTGGTTGGAAGACAAATCAGGTGGTGTCTGGTTTAGCTGGTGTTATGAATCTTGCTGCAGCGAGTGGGGAAGATCTCGGAACTGTTTCTGATATCGTGACTGATTCTATGACAGCGTTCGGATTAAAAGCAAACCAATCTGGACATTTTGCGGATGTATTAGCAAAAGCATCAAGTAGTTCAAACACCAATGTTGGCTTAATGGGAGAAACATTTAAATACGTTGCTCCACTTGCCGGATCAATGGGATACAGCATCGAAGACACAGCAACTGCCATTGGACTAATGGCGAATGCAGGTATCAAAGGAAGTCAGGCAGGTACATCTTTAAGATCAATTCTTACAAGACTTGTAAAACCTCCAAAGGATGCTGCGGCAGCTTTAAGTGAACTTGGAATCAGCACAACAAATGCTGACGGATCAATGAAACCACTGCGTCAGACAATGTCAGAATTAAGAGAAAAATTTTCTGGATTAACAGAAAGTCAGAAATCACAGTATGCATCATCTATCGCTGGTCAGGAAGCAATGTCCGGATTGTTAGCAATTGTAAGTGCGAGTGATTCAGATTTTAATAAGCTGCAGAAAGCAATCGATAATTCATCAGGAGCAGCCAAGAAGCAAGCTGATATAATGAACAACAATCTTCAAGGGGCGTTATATGAACTTGGTTCGGCAGCAGAAGCAGTTGGGATTGGTATCTATGAAGATATTAAAGAGCCATTAACAAAAGCAGTTAAGGTCGGAACAACTCAAGTAAGTGCGTTAGCAAGCAAATTAAAAAAGGGCGGGATCAAAGAGGTTGTGCCAAAGAGCGCAGTAAATACTGTGCAGAACCTTGGAAAAGTAGCCATGGTTGCAGGAAAAGGCGGCGTTACGGTACTTTCGACAGCAACAAAGGTGTTAGGCAATAATTTAGAGATTGCCCTTTCACTTGCAACGTCTTTTGTTGGTGCGATAGCTGGATATAAAGCATTCAAAACTGCATCAGACGCAGTAACGACATTTTCAACTGCCTTAAGTGCTTTAAATACGCTAGAAAAAGCGAATGCAATTACTCTTGTAGCTCAACAAGGCGGATTAACCGCGTTGCAAACTGTTGTTGGAATTTTTACAGGAAAAATATCTCTTGCAACAGCAGCAACAGGAGCATTTAATGCTACATGCACAGCTCTAGGCGGACCGATTGGTTTGGGAATAGTGGCAGTTGGAGCGTTGGCAGCAGGTGTAACTGCATATGCATTAACTCAAAAACGAGCTAAAACAGAAGCAGAAAATTTTGCAATTTCTTGCGAAAATCTAGAAAAAAAGCAAAAAGAGATGGCAACATCCATTAAGAATCTACATATTGAAAATCAGAAAAATGTCGATTCTACAAGAGCGAATGGTGTTCAGGTTGATAATCTCTACAGACAATTAACAAGATTGATGAAAGTAGAGAATAAAACAGCAGGCACGAAAGCGCAGATAGTAAGCGTAGTAAAACAATTAAATGATTTGCTTCCTGGATTGAACCTTGAATACGATAAAGAGGCAGATAAACTTAATAAATCTACGGCTGCAATTAAGAAAAATATCGAAGCTCTAAAAGAACAAGCAATGGCGAAAGCTTACCAGAAGGGTATGGAAAACGCTGCATCTAAGGAAGCTGAAGCGGAAGTTGCATATGAAAAAGCGTTAAATAAAAGAGAAGAAGCACAGAAAAGAGTAAATGAGACTCAAAAGAAATTTGATGAGCGAAAGAACAAAGTTGGTGTAGGTGGCGGAGACAAGGAGCTAGAGAAGTTAGGAGAAGACCTAATAACATATAAAAAAGCTCTACAAGAAGCCGATGGGGCAGTAAAGAAAAGTAGTAAGAATCTAAACGATGCACATAAAGAATTGGATACTTACACAGATAAATATACTGCGCAGGCAAATTATACTGCATATTTGAAATCCTTAGACGACCTGTCTAAGCAAGCTAAGATCAAGGCAAGTGATATTCCGAAATCTGTTGAGGACGGAATCAAACAGGGTGTTTATGCAAATCCAACATCTGGAAAAGAATTAAAGAGTTTAATCAAATTAGATGATCTGGTTAATTCCGATCAGTTGGCCAAGATGCAGGAACAGGGAATGAAGATGCCACAGTATTTGGCACAAGGTATTTCTGATGGATCTGTTTCATTTAAAACCGCAGCAACACAGCTTGGAAATGCAATTAACTGGGAAGATTTAATTCAGCAAGTAAAAGATAAAGGAAAAGAAGTTCCGGACAGTATTGCACAGGGAATTAGTTCCGGACAGTATGCTGTTCCAACCTCTATAAAAGCTGTTAAGAATCTTATTACGTTTGAAGATCTGAAAGCCAAGGCATTGCAAGGTGGAATTGAAGTACCAGATTATTTGGCAAATGGTATCACATCTGGAAGTATGAAACCTGAAGAAGCAGTTAAGGCACTGAGTAATTTGGTATCTTTTCAGGATATGATAGATAAGGCAGGAATTGAAGGATCAAAAGTTCCAACAGAATTAGCAACCAGAGTTGCGCAAGGACAAATATCTGTTCAAGCTGCAGTAAAACAATTGACAGATGGAGTCAAAAAGGATTTTGATAAAGCAGAAAAGGATACAAGTAAGTCAAAGAAAAATATAGAAAACAATACAACGTTAAAGACTGCTAATAATTCTGGTGCCGCAAAATCATTTAATGTTGTAGGAAATGCGGCTAAAAAGACTGCAAATACTGTTAAGAAAAGTAAAGCAGATACAGAGAAGAACTCTAAGATAACTCCGACTGATAACTCAAAAAGTGGGAAAAAGACATTTGAATCTTATTCAAAAGAAGCACAAAAAGCATCTTCGAAAACAGCAACAAGCGTAAAAACGCTGAAAAGTACAACTGCGAAAGCACTTTCATCAAGCGATGGATCAGCTAAGAAAGCAGGAGCAAAACTTGGAAATGATTTTGCAAAAGGAATTGCATCAAAATCTGGAGCTGCAAAAAGTGCCGGTTCAAAAGTAGCTAAAGCAGGTTCTTCCGGAGCAAGTAGTCAAAAATCATCCTTCGTGTCCGTTGGTAGCAATTTATCTGCAGGAATTGCATCTGGTATCAGATCAAATTCCGGTGCTGTATCATCAGCCGCAAGAGAAACAGTAAGAGCAGCAGTTGCAGCCGCAAAAGCAGAAGGTAAGATTCATTCACCATCCCGTGTCATGGATAGTGACGTAGGAAAATGGATGCCGTTAGGAATGGCAGCAGGTATCCGAAAGCATACCAAAGATGTAGAAAATGCTTCTGGAGAGATGGCTAACGCATCTGTAGAAGCTACAGCAACAGCCTTAGGAATCCATTCTCCATCTCGTGTATATAAAGATGCGATCGGCAAGAATATTCCAGCAGGTGTAGCAAAAGGTGTCAGAGAAGGACAGACAGAACTCAATGCAGAAATGAAGCTATCTGTAAATGAAGCGTTATCTGCAGCTAAGAGTGCTTCCAAGAAAGGGAATTATTCCGATATTGGAAACAACCTTGTTTCTGGAATATCCGAAGCACTCAACACAGCAAAGTCAAGATCATCAGAAACTGTACAAGAAATCATTGATCAGCAGACAAGTAAAGTTTCTTCAAAGCACGATACAGCAGAGAAAAATCTTCAAGATAAGATCAGTAAGACAAAAAATAAAAAGAAAAAAGCAAAATTAAAAAAACAGCTGAAAAAGTTAAAGAAGCAGAATGCTACAGAAGAAAAGCAATTAAAAATTGCGGGAGAAAAAACGGCAGCAGCATACAATGATGCATTTGAGAAAGAAGCTGATCGATTAAATAAGATTGCACAGGAAAAACTACAGGAACTGTCAGATGAATATCAGACAGTCTACAACAACATTAAGAGTAAAATGGATAGCTTGACTGAGAAGCAACAATCTTGGGGAAATATCTATGATCTTGATCAGAACATCATGGATCTTGAAAAGTATCAAAAGGATTTGAAATCGTTAGAAAATAAGATTCCAGAATCCATGATGGATAAGATCCTGGGAATGGACATTGATGCAGGAACTGCATACATGGCATGGTTTAAGAACATGACTGATGCAGAGCAGAAAGCTTATATCGAAAAGTGGAACAAGCAGCAGGACATGTCACAGTCATTCTCAGAAAGCTTTTTTGCTGATGATTTTGCTAAGATTCAGGCAGAATATGGGGAGAAGCTTAAGAAAGCCACGGATAATCTGCAGAAAGAGATGAAACAGGCAGGAGTTAATATTGCAAAGGGATTAACTGCAGGTATGGAAAGCGAAACCAGAAACCTCAGCAAATCCATGAAAAAGATCTGCCAGAACATTATCAAGACGGCCAAAAAGACACTTAAGATTCATTCCCCATCTCGAGAATTTGCAAAGATTGGTTCTTATGATATTCAGGGAGCAATCAAAGGACATGAAAAAGAAGCGCCAAATTTGTATAAACAAATGGGAACGATTTCTCAGAACATGGCACAGAAATTTGCAAAAGCGAAGTTGAACGTTCAAGATATTCAGTCAAGGATGCAGGATGCGATCAACCTGCAGATGCAGACGATCACAACAAGGATGCAGCCAGTTGTGCAAACGGATTCAGCTAATGGATCAGAGTCAATAGTTTATACCGGTCCAGAGCGAATAGAAGTGCCACTGATTATAGATGGCCGAGAGGTTACAAGAGTAATCGCCCCTTACATGGACACAGAACTAAGTACAAGAGCAACACGAAAATCAAGAGGAGGTGTATAGTATGCCAGGAACATTAGGAGTCACGATCGGAGAAAAACACACATTAAAAGATTGGAATCTTGGATGGACTGCGATCACTCTTGGTTTTCCAGAGCCAAAAACTTATGAACAGGATGTGCCAGGAGCAGACGGAACACTGGATATTACGGAAGCAGTTACTGGTGGAGATGTTAAGTATAAGAATCGTAGTCTTTCCTTAGAATTTGAAACTCCGGACGAAGACTTTTTTGAATGGGGATCTATTGTATCGGACATTGCAAATTACCTAGTTGGTAAGAAAGTAAAGATCATACTCGATACTGATCCATCTTTTTATTACATTGGCCGGCTTACGATTGATGTCGAAAAGACAGATCGTATAAATGGAAAGCTTGTAATGTCCGGAGAAGTTGATCCATATAAGTATGAAGTTGCTTCGTCTCTGGAAGATTGGCTGTGGGATGATTTTAATTTTGAAACTGATATCATCCGTGGATATGGAAACATCAAAGTTTCTGGAAAATACGAGCTAAATATTTATGGAAGAAGAAAGAGAGTGATCCCTGTGATCGAATGCGATACACCGATGCAGGTTACATATAACGGGGTCACTTATGACCTTCCAAAGGGTAAAAGTAAAGTGTTCGATATCTGGTTATCAGAAGGGGATAACCTTTTAACGTTTACAGGTAATGGGACAGTTTCTGTTGATTATCGGGGAGGTAGTTTATAAATGTACAAGATACTATGTGATGGGAAAACGCTGCACGATGTCCGTGATCCGGATTATCAGGTGCTTAGTCCTAAGATATCATTGGAATTAAATAAAACAGGAAATCTTGATTTTGGGATGCTGCAAACACATCCGCATGTGAATGATATCAATAAATTAAAGTCTCGAATTAATGTGTATGAGGATGATGATCTGTTGTTCTCTGGAAGAAGTTTAACAGATGAAAAAGATTTTCAAAACACAGGGCAGATCTCTTGTGAAGGAGAACTGTCCTTTTTGTTAGACTCAATACAGCGGCCACATAATTACGGAACTGAAACAACAGAAGTTGGAACAGCTGATACCAATATAGAGGTTTTTAAAAGACTGATTCAAGAGCATAATTCGCAGGTAGAAGAAGAAAAACGATTTGAAATCGGCGTGATCGATATTGAAAGTGTTACGATTCCAAGTTTATCGACAAATTATGAGAAGACCTGGGATTTTATTAATTCCAACTTTTTAGAGAAATATGATGGGTATCTTCGTGTCCGGCATGAGGATGATGTGAGATACCTCGATTATGTGAAACGATACGGAAATGTAAGTAATCAGGTTATCAGATTTGGAGAAAATCTTCTTGATTTGAAGAAATACTCTAAAGCAGAAGACATTAAAACAGCGATTATACCAGTTGGAAAAGACAACGTGACAATTACAACAGCAAATGGACACAATGGAACAGATTACGTATATAACCAAGACGCGGTAAATTTGTATGGTTGGATTTATGACAAGGTTGATTTCTCTGAGGTATATGATCCAGACAAACTACTGGAAGAAGCAAATAAATATCTGCAGAAGTGCATCAACTTAGCAATCACGATTGAACTTACAGCTGTTGATCTGCATATGATCGACGTTGATATTAACGCAATCAGACTTGGAGATCTTGTTCCTTGCATATCTACACAGCATGGAATCATGAGCACGTTTGGAGATGTGAGCACGTACTATCTTGTAAGTAAATATGAGCTAGATTTGGAAAATCCGGCTAATAATAAAATAACACTTGGAAGGACGATCAGTTCTCTGACAGATACTGTTGCAGGTACGAATAATGTAAAAGGAATGATACAAACACTATCAGTTGCATCGAGTGAAGCTATTGCAAAAGCTGCGGCAGCAGAAAAAAATGCAGAAAATGCAGCAAAAACAGCGGGAAGTGCAGCCGGAGCAGTCGAAGAAGTCCAAAAAAGCATTAATGGCAGAACTGTAGGAAACAATTACGGAAACGTCCCTTATATAGCTGAAGAAGGGACAATGCAAGTAGGGAAAACAATAGAATTTCATTCAAGCGATAATTATCCGGAAAGTGATGGATCATTATATGTCGAGGATGGAGTTCTTTATTTTAAGGATAAATTAGGCACAATTAAAACAATTCAGATGCAGGAGGTAATCAATAATGGCGAAAATACAGGAATTACTGGATAATTTATTACGCAAGAAGCTTGGACGAGATGTAAGGCAAAGCATCCACGACAGCATTGAGCAATGTTATAAAGATGCGACTGGGCATCCTGAGTCTGTTGCAGGAGTAATCGAAGAAAACAAAAATATGCAAAAGCATTTGGATAATACGCCATATATGACTGTAGAAGAAGGGGAGTCAGCAGATCTTCCAGTATACACGATTGATGATACTGAGATATCAGTAGCGTCTACATGGAGTAGCGAAAAGATCAATGGGAAAATCCAAGAGGTTTTTCAAAATGCCAGTAACGGAAAAAATAAACTTGCCACCGCTATTGGCAATGGAGCAACGGCAGATATGACTTGGGACCAGTTAGCAAGTAAAGTATTGCATGTTAATTATCAGAAAAAAAGTGGTGAAAATGGAGTGTATTTTGACAAGGCCTTTAACACTGTGCTACTGTGGGCAGTTGCTGGAGTAAATTATGGAGAGGATAGAACAGGATGTATTATTGCAAATGGTCTTGCGGACGGTAACGATAAAATCAACATAATGCCAATAGATAGTGACAGTGATACGTCTTATAGTCTCGTGAATAATGGAAATCAACTTTTTGCTCAAACACGTCCCGCGAATGAGACTCATAATACTTGCTATTACTACTGTTATCAGATTGGATATAACTAGGAGGGAGAACGATAATGGGAAAGAATGGAATACTAAAAAACAAAGCGGGCGAACAGATTTTTCCGGCAACGACAGCTGATCAGGTAGCTTGGAATGATCGTATGAATCTTAAGCAAGCAATGGCAAAGCAAGATGCAAGAATTTCTAATCTTGCAAAGCTTCCTAGCGGATCAACTACAGGAGATGCTGAACTGCAAGATATCCGTACCGGAGAAGATGGTATGGTGTACGATAACGCAGGAGAAGCAGTTAGACAGCAGATTGGCTCTCTAAAGAAATCTTCATGCGACAATCACAATTTAATCCAAGTTGCTATAAATGAATTTGACGGCTATAGAAGTTTACATGATCAAGTAATTGAAGACGGTGGAATGCATTGTGCGGTGTCTGATTTTATACCATGTGTCCCTAAACAAAAATTTCGGTATAAAGGATTCGCAAATGCAAATGTATATTCTGCTTGCTTTTTTGATTCTAATAAAGAAATCATAGGGCATGAACAATATGACTCAAAATACACATATACAGAGGTGGAAATTCCAAAGAATTGTTATTTTGTAAAATTTCAATCGTTTGGATACAAATCGCAATCAGGTATTGCAGAATTAGATTTTAAATGGACTGATAGTACGGACCTTAAAAACATGTTGAGTTTTCCGCAAATGGAAGAAAATAAGAAAAATATTGTAAAATTAGAAGAAAAAATAGGAAGTAGTATTTTGAAATATAAAGATCTCACAAGCGAATTGCTTACTCTTGATGTGTATATAAATAAACAAGGATATGCTGTGAATGCAGATAAAGGAACAGCATTAGGAAGTGAGTATATCAAAGTTGAAAAAGGCGATATGTTCCGCTTAACTGGATATGCGAATTATGCAGTTGCTGGCATATGTCAGTATGATTCAAATATGAGATTTTTAAAAGCTCAACTGTATTCTGAGGATAACACCGGTTATATATATACAAATCATGAAATAGAAATCGATGAAAATACAGCATATATCAGATTATGTGCGTATGGTATAAGTAACTATAAATACAAAATTGAAAAAAAGTGTATTGTGTCGTTATATGATTTTATAAATGATTATATTGACACAGATAACGAGTATGATGGAAATATTCTAAAAGGCAAAAAATGGACTGCATGCGGAGATTCATTTACAGAAGGAGATTTCACAGGATTCGTTGATGAAAATGGATTAAGTGGTAAAAATAGTCCTGTTATATATGATGGCAACAGAGGAATGTATAAAACATACCCTTGGTGGATTGCCGAACGAAATCATATGGAATTAGTAAACGAAGCAAAATGTGGTTCTAAGTTTACTAACGTAGACAATGCAACGAGTGGCAATGTATTTTCATTACGTTATAAAAATGTACCTTTAGATTCTGATTATATAACATTTATGTTTGGACTAAATGAAGTCGGATTAACAGATGCACAAATAGGAACTGAATCTGACAGTGATATCACAACATTATGGGGTGCGTACAATGTAATTTTTGAGTATTTCTTAACAAATGCACCTAAGGCGAAAATGATGGTTATTATTCCAGATGCTTGGATGAATAAAAAATATGCTGATGCAACAAAAACAATATGTGACCACTGGGGAATTGTATGTAGGGATTTAAAATTTGACACGTCAGTAACAATGGGGATTGGAGGTAGAAGTAATGTATCATCAAAAGCGACAGAATTAAGGGATAAAGCCTTTAAGGTAACAGACAAAAATAGTCACCCTAACGTAGTTGCACATGAGTATAGGAGTACAGTCATTGAATCGTGGATGAGGGCATTGTAGTCAACTAAAGATGAATACAGTTATGGGAAAATAGTATCGAAAGAATATTTAAAGTGATATAATAAAAAAGGTGTTGATTAAAATGAAAATATTTAAGGTGTTTCAGAAAAAGCCAGCTTACGATGAAGACCAAGAAATGATAATTTTGGCAGATGATCTAGAAGAAGCAAAGAAAATAGCATACGAAAATTGGCAATTTCGTAGTGAAATTAAAAAACTATTTATTGAAGAAATTTCATTAGATAAAAGTAAAATAGTGTGTGTATGTCACTATGGAGGATGA